CAGCACACCGAGGCGACTGACGGGGCGCTGTGCCGTCGCCACTCCCAACGGCTGCTGGACACTCTCACCGATATCCGGGAACTGTGGTTCGAACTCGCCTTGATCCTCGAGGCTGGTTCCGCACCCAAGGAAGCGTCCCCGAAAACGCGCCGACTGAAAGCGGACAGCCCACCCGCACCCGCGAACCTCGACGCCCTCGTGCTCCGCGACCACCGAACGATCCAGAAAGGCCACACTGACCCGCCGTCACTACCGGCGATCATCGCCTCATGGGTGCTGCTAGTCGCCGACGAACGACCCCTCACCACCGCCCTGCCCAACTCTGTCGTCGGGCAGCTCGACCTCCTCACCCGCCATCACCAGTGGATCACCGGACAAGAATGGATTGAGGACTACCAGCGGGAAATGACCGAGCTACGCAAAGCCTTGAAGTCGGCTGTGCGGGACCAGACACACCGCGAGTACGGCAAATGCCCCCACTGCAACGGGCCCGTCTTTGTCCGCAACGGCTCCAACAACGCCAAGTGCTCCGGCTGCAACGCCACCTGGTCCACACCGCAGGAGTTGGCAAGACTGTCAGTGATGAGGGAGCAGGCGTGACCCGTGTCCCGCTCGACATCGCTGCCGCTATCGGTGAGGTCAACAAGGCCACCATCCGGCAGTGGGTGAACCGCGGCGTGATCAACCGCTACACAGACGGCTACGAGGTTGCCGAGATCCTGCTGTGGGTCGATCAGGAACGGTCGCAGTGGGCCGTCGACATGCGGCAGGGGCTCACTCCGCGAGCAGCTTGTATAAGCGAGCTCGGCTGATCCCCAACTCGGCCGCCAGGTCAGCTGCTGTGCGGCCGGGTTTCATCCGACGGATAGCTTCTCGTCGCATCTCGCCGATCACCCGTTCGGCTTCCCACAGCCGGTGTGATTCCTCGCCTAGCGCCGCGACCTGCTCGATGTCGGTGAGGTGGGCGACGCGTTGACGGACGGAGGTGAGGTAGGTCTCTGCTTCGGTCATGAAAATAAGTTAGCTCCCACCCTTGACATGTGTCAACCCCGGAGGCTAAACTCTAGTTACCAACTAAATAGAGAGGGGGTTGGCCCCTTGAATTCCGATCAAGTAGGGATGTGGGCCACAATCACCAGCACCCTGGCGGGACTGGTAAGCGTGGCGCTACAGATCGAAGAAAGGATCAAGGGCCGCCGTCGCAGGAAGCGGAAACGCCGAAAGCGATAGCGGACAGGGACCCGGAACATACCTAGTGCTCCGGGTCCCACCCTCTCAAGTATGAAACCCCGGCCAGGAAGAGAGCAACAATATGCGGCCCTACTGGGCACTGCTGACCACGACGATCGTCCTCATAGTGCTCGCCATCGTGCAGGCAACAGGCAGCGGCGTCCCGCTGTGGCTATGGATCGTCGACGGGGCTCTCTTCCTGGCCGGGCTCTACCTCGCCGTCACCGGCCGGCGAACACGCACCTGAGCGTGTCGATGTTGCAGGAGTGACTTCACGACCCCCATACTGTCCGTGTAACGCCAATTTGGTGGCGGAGCTGTCCCCAGACCAAACTCACTAGGAAGCCCCGAACCCAACGGCCGGGGCTTTCTTCATGCCCGGAGGACACCGATGTCACTCACTCACATCCTCCTGATCATCATCGCCGCTGGCATCTGGCTACCCGTACTAGCCAACACCGTCCGCATCCGCTGAGAACTGGAGCTAGGCCATGAGCGAAATCGGGACCGCTGAAATACGGATCAAGCCAGTCCTAGACGAAGCTGCGCTTGAACTCCTCGGCAACCTGATCGAGGCTCGGGTAACCGCAGCCATCGAGAAGGCGCTCAACCCCCGACAAGTGATCAGCATCAGCCAGAACTTCACCTCGCAGCCAGACCCCTACGAAGTCGCCCGTCAGGCAGCCCAGAAAACCCGCTGATGGTTGCCGGACGGGAAGCAACACCAGGCGACGCCAAAGCAACCGAACGCCTCATGGAGTACTGGGCACACGGACCCGGGGCAGCAAAGATCCAATGGGGCGTACCCGGCGACTTCAATCGCTGCGTAGTCGAGCTCGGCAAGTACGTCTCACCGAGAATCGTCAAAGGCCTCTGCTCCAACCTCCACCAGCGAGCCACCGGCGCACGCCCCGGCCACGCCGCCACCGAGCAGCACAGCCACTAGCCGATGCCCTGGTCCACCAGCACCCACAAGGGCAGCACAAGGGCCAGTAGGGCACTACGAGACCACGTCCTCCGCATGTACCCACACTGCTACCTCCACTACCCAGGATGCACAGGGACCAGCACAGAAGACGACCACGTCATACCCCTATACGCAGGCGGCACAGACCACATAGCCAACCACCGCGGCGCATGCCACCACTGCCACGCAATCAAGTCAGCCCGCGAGGGGCACGCAGCCCGACCAACACGCAAACGGAAACCCGAACAACACCCAGGCATCCGTCACACACCGTGACCATAGGGGGAGCCACCCCCCACCCCCACCCCACCGGACCTCGGAATGTATAGCAGCTCCGATCATGCGTGCGCCTTTTCCCCGTTTTGCGGTCACTCTTCGTGATCGGCTCGCCAGCGTCCTGGAGGCGCTGCCGTGACCCTGGAGGTCCGATGCCTGATTCCACGTTCGTCCCGGCCACCTCTCCGGCTGATCTCGATTCGGCCGGTAAGGCGCTGTGGGATGGCATCTCGACGAAGTGGGAGCTACGTCCCGATGAGCTTCGGGTGCTCGAGGATGCGTGTCGCGAGGCTGATGTGCTCTCGTCTCTAGAGACGGTCCGTTCGAGCAGCACGTTCTCGGTGACGGTGTTCGGGTCGCAGGGTCAGATGGTGATTCACCCGGTGATCTCGGAACTCCGTCAGCACCGGGCGACGCTGGCGGCGTTGCTTCGTCAGTTGAAGTTGCCGGATGAGAATCCGGAGCAAGCTGCCGCGGCGAGGTCGTCGATGATGCGCGGCGTTGCTAATGCGCGCTGGGCGACTCGCGGTGGCGCGTAGCGCGGTCGCCCAGGTTTGTTCTGCCGATTCCGAGTTCGCGGAGATCATTCGCTGGTATGAGGATCTTCTAGAGCACACGTTTCCTCCTACCGACCTTGCGTGGGAACCAGTCAAGATCGGTCCGACCTGGCAGTACGACAACGGCTGGGAGTTGCCGCTGTTCACGCTCGGCTGGCGGGTCCTGGCTTGGTGCGGGGTGTGGCTGAGGGATAAGAACGGCAATCCTTGGCAGTTCACGGCCGAGCAGACCCGGTTCGTCCTTTGGTTCTTCGCGGTCGATGAGTCCGGGTCGTTCGTCTATCACTCGGCTGTGTTGCAGCGGCTCAAGGGTTGGGGGAAAGATCCGCTGGCAGCCTGCCTGTCGGTTGCAGCGATGTTCGCCGAGGTGTCGTTCTCTCACTGGGACGGAGAAACCCCGATCGGCAGGGATGAGCCGGCCGCGTGGATTCAGTTGGTCGCGGTGTCGCAAGAGCAGACCCAGAACACGATGAAGTTGTTCCCCTCGCTGATCTCACCTGAAGCGCGTAAGCACTATGGGATTCAGGTCGGCAAGCTGAACGTGTGGGGGCTCGGCGATACGCGCCAGATCCAGGCCGTGACGAATAACCCTCTGTCGATCGAGGGAAAACGTCCGACGCTGGTCGTCCGTAACGAGACGCAGAACTGGAATTCGAGCAACGGCGGCCACGCGATGGCCGGCGCGATCGAAGGTAACGCGGCCAAGTCAGAGGATGGCTCGGCGCGGATGCTCGACATTTGCAACGCCTATCGACCCGGTGAGGATTCGGTGGGCGAGCGGGCTCGTGAGGGCTGGGAGAAAACCCAGGGTGAAGATCCAGAGGCGTTGGACTTCGGTCTGCTGTACGACTCGCTGGAGGCGCCCCCCGAGGCGCCGCTGACCGCTGAGTCCGCGCCGAGCGTGGTGGAAGCGATCCGTGGTGACGCGATATGGCTGTCTATCAAACGGATTGTGGCCAGCATCCTGAACCCGGCGAACTCCGCTTCAGAGTCTCGGCGCAAGTGGTACAACCAGATCACCGCGACCGAGGACGCCCGATTCGACCCGTTGCAGGTGAAGGCGTGCGAAGTCAGAGAAAAGCTGCAACCCGGCGACGAGATTGTCCTATTCGGTGACGGGTCGAAGTCCGACGACGCGACCGGCCTTGTCGGTGTCCGCATGTCGGACGGCTTGACCCAGGTGCTGCACGTCCAGCAACCAAAGCGCGGTCAGATCGTCGACCGTGGAGCCGTGGACCTCGCTGTCATCACCGCTGTAAAAACCTACAAGGTCGTCGCTTTCTGGTTCGACCCGTCCCACGCCAAGGACGAGGATGCCGAGGGTGACGAGCGGTTCTGGTGGCCACTGTGCGATGAGTGGATGCACCGTTACGGCCGGAGGTTCAAGTTCTGGGCCGTAAAGACCGGGGACCAGAAGCATGCCGTCGCTTGGGACATGACCTCGCCGACCAGGCAAGCCCAGTTCGTTGCCGCGGTCGAGCGACTTGACGAAGACATTCAGGCCGGGCACTTCAAGTACGCCAGATCTGGCTGGTTGCAACGCCACTTGACCAATGCTCGCCGGCACCCGGGCAAGTTCGGTGTCTCTATGCGCAAAGACGGCCGCGAATCAGCCAAAAAGATCGACCTCGCGGTCTGCGCCGCCGGTGGCCGGATGTTGTGGCGGTTCGTGCAACTCGCCCGGGTCGGCACCAGCAAACGGGCTCCCGGTAAAGGCCGGATGGTCGCAATGAATTGATGGAGGGAGCGGTGTGACTAGTTTCGTGAGCACAGCGCCGCTCTTTGACGCTCCACGGTTCTCGCCAGTGTTCATCCCCACTTTGCAGTCTCTCGGCCTGTCTGATGACGAGCGAGCGACGATCGCCAAACTTCAGATGAAGGGTTGGCGCGAGCGTGGGTTACTGGAACTGACCGATGCCTACTATCGCGGGGCTCAGCTGATCACCAACTTGGGCATCGCGATCCCACCGGAGCTTGCCGGGCTTCGGACCGTCGTCGGATGGCCACGGATCGCCGTCGATCCGTATGTCGAGCGGCTGTTTCTCGAATCGTTCCGACTCCCCGGCGCGACAGATTCGGACCAAGACCTGACCGACATCTGGATTGCTGCAGGAATGGACGCGGAGCAGTCTCTGGCCTACACGGACGCTCTGGCGATGGGCCGCGGATATCTGACGATCGGCTCCGCATACGAAGATGGCGATCCGCCCCAAATTTGCGTGGAATCACCGCTAAACATGTCAGTGGTGTGGGATCTACGCACGCGGAAGCCAAAAGAGGCGTTGCAGTCCTACTGGATGGAAGGCCGCCGCTGCGCCGCGCTTTACGTTAAGGGCGCCACGATCCAGATCGGTGAGGACGACAACGGTGCATGGGAGGTTATCGACCGCGACGAGCATGGCTTCGAGGTACTGCCGATCGTGCGGATTGCGAACCGTCCGCGTTCCAACAATCGCGATGGTGCTTCGGAGATCACGCCGGAGCTGATGTCGATTGTTGATGCGACCTGTCGAACATTGCTGGGCCTAGAGGTTTCGCGAGAGTTGTACTCCGTCCCGCAGAAGGTACTACTGGGCGCCTCGGAATCGGATTTTGTCAACGCTGACGGCACCGCTAAGTCGGGCTTCTCAACGTACATATCGAGGATATGGGCAATCGAACCGGACGAAGAGGGCAACGTTCCCGAGATCAAGCAGATGACGCCTTACGACCCTTCGGTGTTCACGAAACTTGTCGACATGTACGCCTCTCAGGCCGCAGGAATCCTAGGGTCGCCGCCGCAGGATCTCGGTCTGTACACCGACGGAAATCCGATCTCTGCGGAAGCGGCGCAGGTTTCTGAAGGTCGTCGGGACCGGCGTGCTCGCCGGATGCAGGCGACCTTCGGAGTTCCGATGATCGAGACGATGCAGATATCGCTGCGGTTCATCAACGGCGGGGAGTTGCCGGATGAGTACAAGCGGCTATATGCCGACTGGAGCGATCCGCAGATCCCCAATATTGCCGGCACCGCGGACGCCCTCACTAAGTACGCCAAGGAGGGCATGATCCCGCCGACGTCAGACGTCACCCTCAAGCGAGCGGGATTCAACGTCATCGAACGCGCCCGGCTTGAGGCCGACCGCAAAGTGGATGCTGGAGCACAGGTACTTCGAGAGTTGGCCGAATCAGAGCAGGTCAAGCTCGCTCGCGCCACCAATACGGTGGACAACAACATCAACCCTAACGGGCCGGTGAAACCGAATGACCGCGCCGCAGGCAACGGCAGCGTCAGCCAGTAGTAACGCCCAAGCCGCTCAGGTGGGGCTGGCGCTGGTCCTGGAGCGGGAGGTAGCGGCGGCATGGCCAGCACTCGACGTGGACCGTTTGAAGGCGACGAAGCCGAATCTGATTGCGCTTCTTGTCCATCTGATCAACCGCTACGGGTCGGCTTCGGCGACAATGGCTGTGCGGTTCTACCAGCAGCAGCGTCAGGCGGCGGGTATCGCGGGCCGGTTCACTGTCCGACCTGCAGATCCGCCACCGCTTGCGCAGGTGAAGGCCACGGTTGATTGGGCTACGAGCGACATGTGGGGCACTGACCCTGACGTTCAGGCAGCGTTGACGAAGCTGACCGGTGCGGTGGAAACGCTGGTGCTCGATCAAGGCCGAGACACGATAATCGGCGCAACTCACGCCGACCGCAAAGCCAAGGGTTGGGCACGGGTCCCCGAACCAGATGCCTGCTACTTCTGCGCGATGCTGGCCACCCGAGGCGCGGTGTACAAGCACGGCACCGCCACTTTCCAGCCGCACGATCACTGCCGCTGCCACGCCGAACCGGTCTTCAACTCCTACGAGCCGTCCGCGCAGATCCGCGAATGGCAATCCCTCTACGCCAACAGCACAAAAGGCGTCTACGGGATGAGGAACCAACAGAACGCATTCCGCCGCGCCTACGAAGGCCGATAACAGACTCCCCGCCCTGGTGGCGGGATGGCACCAAACCCAATTGACCCTGGAGGTCACCCAGTCATGTCCGAAAACCCCCCTACGGATCCCGTAACTCCGGTTGCACCTTCAGATGTACCGCCGGCGCCCGCAGATACGCCGACCGACACAGCAACACCGTCGCCGCTTCATGACGATCCGGCCATTGCAAAAGCCCTTGAGGGCCTAACCGATCAACAGCGCGAAACACTTCTGACGACCGGCGGACGGAATGCACTGGCCGCCCGGCTGCAAGAAGCCAAGGAAGCGAAAGCCCAAGCAGCAACGGCGGCTGATACCGCTAGATCTGAGCTAGCTCAGACCATAGGGAAAGCCCTCGGCCTGGTTAAGGACGAGCCCGTAGACCCAGCGAAACTCACCGAGCAGCTAACGGCGAAGGACGCAGAGGCTCGCCAGGCGAAGGTCGAACTGGCGATATTTCGGGCTGCCCAGGCGGCGAATGCCGATCCGAATGCGCTGCTCGACTCGCGTTCATTCATGAACAAGGTCGCGACGATCGACCCCAGCGATGGGCTGGCAGTCGCAGCAGCTATCGGCGATGCAATCGCGGCCAATTCCGCATTTGTCAAGGCGCAAGGCCCCCGGGTACCAGCGCCGAACCCCGCCCAAGGCTCTTCAGCGTTCGGCGGCCCGGATCTAAAGACCCAGATAGATACCGCACAAAAAGCCGGTGACTGGAAAGAGGTCATTCGCCTCGAGAACCAGAAGCTCCGGCCACCCCAGTCATAACACTCGCCAGCATGGGCTGGCTCGAAAGAAGGAGTACCAGCCATGAGCGGAATTACCGCACTCGGAACGACCTACAACCTGCCGAACTACACCGGCATTCTGTACGGACTCACGCCATCGGAGACCAAGTTCTTCTCGGCGATCGGGGGGCTCAACGGAGGCGGCCAGGTCTCATCCACTGAAGCGGAGTGGGAGAAGTTCGACCTGCGCAACCCGGGGCAGAACGTCAACCTCGAAGGCGCGGACGCACCAGCCACACAGGGGCGAGTGCGAGGCAACGTGACCAACGTGGCACAGGTCCATCAGGAGCAGGTTTCCGTTTCCTACAGCAAGCTCGCCGCCGTGGGCTTGAAGTCGGGCAGCAACAACGACCTGTCCAACCCGATCTCCAACGAGTTGGACTGGCAGACCGAGCAAATGCTGAAGCAGATGGTCCGGGACGTGAACTACTCGTTCATCAACGGCGTCTACCAGAAGCCGAGCGACAACACGACAGCCCGCAAGACCCGCGGTCTGCTCGCGGCGATCGCAACCAACGCGACCGCTAACGCAACCTCGACCATCACGGCCTTATCGGCTGCCACCGACACGGTCACTGAGACCGCAACGGCTCTCGCCAACGGCGACAAGATCATATTCACCGACGTCGGCGCATCGACGACCCTGATCATGGGCCGCGTGTACTACGTGGTCTCCAAGTCGACCAACGCATTCAAGGTGGCTCTCACGAGCGGCGGTGCGGCGGTCACCATCGGAACGGCCACCGTCTCCTACCGCAAGCCGTGGACCACCACGTTGACAGTCGATCACATCTCGACCCTGTTGCAGGGCGTGTATGACAACGGCGGTATCGCCGAGTCCGACACAGCCACGCTGATCCTGAACTCCAGCCAGAAGCTGGCCGTCTCGCGGGCGTACGCCTCCGCATACGGCAAGTACGTGGAGAACAGCCGCAACGTCGGCGGCGTCAACGTCACCACCATCGAGACCGACTTCGGCACGCTCAACGTGATGCTGGAGCGGCAGATCCCGCAAGACGTGATCTGCGTTGCCTCTCTCGAGCAGTGCAAGCCGTTCTACCTGGAAGTCCCAGGCAAGGGCCACTTCTTCGCCGAACCGCTGGCCAAGACGGGCGCCTCGGACAAGGTCCAGCTCTATGGCGAGGTCGGCTTGGCCTACGGCAACGAAATGGCCCACGGCTACCTGTCCGGTCTGGCCGTCTAACACACAACACCGGGTTGAGGGAGGAGGGGCCATGTCAGCACCACTGGTAGACCCCTCCGAACTCGACGTTTACCTCGGCCTCAATGGGGCAATCAACACCGGTCGAGCGCGGATGCTGCTCGCCGATGCCCAAGTCCTTTGCGAGGCGGTCCTTTCACCACTGCCTATCGGCGCGGTCGCTGTCATCAAGTCTTCAGCAGCCCGGGCCTACACGAATGTGGCTGGCGTTGTGGCGGAAACGACTGGGCCTTATACGGTGCAACGGTCATCGGCCGGCGTGTATCTAACTCGGTCGGAGCGGCGCACCTTGCGCTCACTGTCCGGCGGGGGCGGTGCGTTCAGCATCGACCTGCTGCCGAGCACGGCCGCGGACAACCTTCCGCCGTGGGATACCGATGGCGTGTTGCACGTGGAAACGTCGTGAGCTTCCCGTACGGCGAAACGGTGACGGTCCGCACCATGACGGTGACGGGTCGGGACTCGCTCGGCAACGACGTCCGGACAGCCACTGATCGGCTGGTGACCAACGTCCCGGTGTGGGATCCGCGGTTCGGCAACAGTGAGCTACTGCAAGGGCGGGACACGGTTATCTCCGACGTCGCTTTATGGCTACCGCTCAATGTTCGGGTGGTAGCGACCGATCAGGTGATTATCCGCGGCGATCTGTACGACGTTGTCGGGAATCCAGCGATCTTTCGCAACCCCATGACGGGGACATCCGGCCAGCAGGTCAACGCAAATCGGGTGACGGGCTGATGGGCGCAACCTATCGCCACGACTTCCATGCCTTCGGCGAACACGTGCTGCGTTCGGAGTGGATGCGTGCTGAGATGCTGGCCCGAGCCGGACGGGTCAAAGCAGCGGCTGAAGCCGACGCGGCCCGTTACAGCAACACCGGCCACTACGCCGAATCCTTCGAAGCATCCTCCGGTACTGACGGCGGTGCTCACGGTGACCGAGCTTTTGGACGCGTCAAGAACACTGATCCGGCTGCGGCTGCAATTGAGTTCGGTCACCTGTCCGGGTCCCGCGGCGACGTTGATCGGCGTCCGGTCGAAGGACATCACACCCTAGTGCGGGCGTTAGATGCGGCGGCCGATTAATGATCAACGCCGACAAGCTGGTTTTGGCTTGGTTGACCGGCGAATTCCCTTCTGCACGCGTCGCCACTGAGGCGCCAGCCGCGATCACCGGCGAGGTGATTCGGGTCTTGCGTATCGGCGGCGCAAACCGATTTGTCCTTGATCGTGCGGTAGTCGATGTTGACTGCTGGGCACTGACACGCAACGGCGCCACCGATCTGGCGGAAGCGGTTCGCGACTCGATGTGTTTCCGTCTCCCCGGCACGGTCACCGCAGCTGGTGTCGTGACCGCGGTGGCCACCATTTCAGCGCCCATCTGGCGCCCCTGGGAAAACACCAGCGTGCGCCGCTTCGGCGCGACCTACCAACTTTTCATCCGCTAACCCCTCATGCCCGAGTTCGGGCGCAACCGAAATGGAAGTGACCCCGAATGACCAGTAATCGCGACTCTGACAACGCCCTTGTTCTATCCGACTCTTTCGCTTACGTGACTGCCCCGGGAGTGTCCGGTGTGGCTCCAACTGATGTTTCCACCGCCTGGAACGCGGTGATGAAGGAGCTTGGCTGGCTGGGGGAGGCAGGCATCGGCGAGGCACGGTCCAACAACTCCACCGACGCGTTCGGGGTGAACGGTGCCTTGATCCGCAAGATCCGCTCGAACGATTCGCGGACCTTCAAGATCGAGTGCCTTGAAACCAATGCACTGGTGCTGGGTCTTTCGCGTCCCGGTTCGAGCCCGTCCTCGGTCTCATCGACGAACGAGCAGCAGACGGTCACCGAGGGCGGCTCGGGCTTGACGTCGTTCACTCTGACCTTCGACGGACAGACCACCACATCACTGATCGCGGCGGTGTCGGCCGCCGCTATGCAATCCGCGTTGGAGGCACTGTCGACCATTGGGTCCGGCAATGTCACCGTTTCGGGATCAACTAGCGGCCCGTACACCGTGACCTTCGTCGGGGACCTCGCAGGAACCAACGTTCCGGTGATGACGGCGACCCCGACTGGCGGTAGCGGCACCGTCACAATCGCGACCCCCGTGCCCGGGGTATCTCCGCTCACGACCACGAGCGTCAAGGCCTACACCGGCTCCGACATTCGATCCTTCGGTCTGGAGGAGCAGTTCGGCGACATCGTCCGCCGCGTGTACATCGATAAGGGCGAAGCAGCCCTCACGGGAGACATCACCGATTCCCACACCGGTCTGCGCGTCTTCCAGTACGAGATCGTCTGCTACCCGGCCGCCGACGGCACCCTCTACCTCGACATCACCAACAACCCGGCTGAGGCCGTCTAACCCTCTCGACGGCGAGACGGTTGTTTGGCGCGCAGGCCACAACCGTCTCGCCTCTACACCTATTCCTGCGCAACTAAATAGGGAGTTCTGCGCGATGCCCACCAAGACAAAAACGATAGACACGAGTGCCGCTGACGCTGCCGTCGCCGAGGTGATCGACGATAAGGCGATCGCCACGGTCGACTTCGCCGACGCGGTTTTCACCTTCAAGCGCAAGCGGATCGACTCTGTCCAGTTCCGTTTACAGATGCAAAAGAACCGCGACGCGGCCGCCATTGAATGGCTGCTCGGGCAACGCCAGTTCGCCCGGTTCCTCGCCGCAACCGAAGACGAGGACGGCTGCACACCGGAGCAGACATATCTCGACTTCGTGTCGGCGATCGGAGCGGCGGTGGGAGCGGGAAACTCCTGACGCTGTTCGCCTTGGTGAACAGCTACTACGAAGAACTTGAATACGACCTCGCCGGGATAGGGACTGATCTTCAGGACTTCTGGCGGGGTCGTATCACGTTGAGGCGGCTGCACGTTCTCATCACTGGGCTGCCGGTGACATCAGCCACGAAGTCCGCGATAGCTGGCCACCCCATGTGGCCAGATCTCAATCACCAGATTGCGGACCTGATCGACATCCAAGCCAAGGCGGTCTTCAAGGACCCGAAGCCTTACCCGCGCCCCGGTGACCGGGAGAGGGCTGCGCGCGCACTGAGCGCACGAGCCGACCGGTGGATGAAACGCAACCAAAAGCCAGAGGGGGTGCAGCGATGACGGAACCCATCATCGGATCGGTAGCCGTAGATGTTGTTCCGTCCTCCCGCGCCTTCGTCGAAAAGCTCCGCGGATCGATCCTGCCCGACGCGTCACGACTCGGCGACCAGATAGGTGAGCTGATGGGCGCGCGGATCGCGTCCAAGGTCGGGACCGCGATCGATAAGGGCATCCGCTCCGGCAACCCTGTGGCCCAGGGCGGCAAGCAAGGCGACCTGTACGGCGGCGCGTTCGGCGATGCGGTCACCGAGAAGATCCGTCGCGCCTTGGCGAAGTTGCCGACCGCGAAAATCGATGCTGACCTGAAGCCAGCGGAGCAGCAATTGGCCAAGCTCCGAACCCAGCTCGGCACGCTCGGAAAGACGGTCGGTGTTCACATCACCGATGACGCCGCCGTTGCGGTGATCAATCACCTCAAGACGCGGCTGGACGAACTCACCGGCCCGGGGCATGACATCCGGGTACGAGTGGACGCAGCGGCAGCCTCGGCCGAGCTAGCTGCTCTGCAGGCGCAACTGGGGCTCGTCGAGACGGAGTCGAAACAGGCTACCGATCTCGGTATCAAGCCTCTTCGCGACGCCATCCTCCTGCTCGGTCCGGCGTTGATCCCGCTGAGCGGTGCGGTGGTCGGCTTCGGCGCGGGTTTCGTTGGGCTCGGCGGCACAGCTGTCCTCGCAGTTAAGGGCATTTCGAACGAGATGAAGTCGGGCAGTGCCGAGGGCCGACAGTACGCCCAGGGCTTGGCCCTGATCAAAACCGACCTGGCTGATCTGGAGCAGATTGCTGCTCGCGGTGTGCTCTCCGGGTTCAACCGGTCGATCGCGGACGCCTCGGCCGAGATGCCGCATCTACGCGACTCCGTGGCCGGATTGTCGACGACGCTCGGCGATCTGACGGCCCACACCCTGCACGGCATTATCGCAGGATTCGACACGTTCAACCCGTTGATTCAACACACCGCGCTGTATCTCGATTCGCTGTCGGCCCGGTTCGACAAGTTCGCGTCCGGCGCTGGCGGCGCACACTTCGCGCAGACCCTCGGCCAGGATTTCGACCAGGTGATTCCTGTCCTGGAGCACCTCGTGGAGGCCGCCGGCCGGGTCGTCGCTGCGTTCGCTCCCGTGGGGTCGGAGGTCGTCGGTGGACTAGGTGCGCTCGCTGACGTCATCAACGCGATTCCGTTGCCCGTGCTACAGGCCCTTGCCGTCACTTTCACCTCGCTATATGCGGCGAACCGGTTGTCGGGGGTCTTCGATGGCATCAGCGTGAAGCTCTTGGGTCTGTCGGAGAACAGCGTGTTGGCCAACACCCGAGTGGGCCAGTTGTCTGGCTCGCTGGGAGGGATCGCGTCGAAAGTTGGCGTCTTCGCTGGTATTGGTATCGCCGTCTACACGGCCGGCAAAGCGATCAGTGACTACATCGAACGAAACAATGCGGGCATTCAGGCCCTGGACCATTTCAGTGAAACGCAGAAGAGCTTCCGGACGGCGCTCGAGGCGAGTAACGGGGTCGTCGATAAGGCGACGCGTAGCGCGGCGGAGTATGCGCTGGAACAGGCGAAATTGCCGGAACGGGCGCTGAAGGCGTCGATCACGTCCGATCAGCTGACTCAAGCGATCACCGGAACCGACCAGCAGTACGAGTCCCTGATCGAGACTTGGAAGGCGTCGGGCGCGCCGTCGGATTCCACCATTTTCGCGTTGGATCTGCAGAGGGCCGCGTTTCTGTCCCAGCAGGCGGCGGTGCAGAAGGCCGTGGCGGCCCAACGCGAACTCGCTGATACCCAGCCGGACGTGTGGCGCGGCCTGAATACGACGTCAGCCAGTGTGCAGGTTGTCGCCGACAAGCTCGGCCTCAGCTCCGATCAGGTAGTGAAGTTCGCTGGTGTCCTGGGCATAACCAAGGATCAGATTGACAGCGGCGCACTCTCCACCGGCAGGCTCGCCGATGCGGTGAGCGAGGTGTCGGCCGCGAGCGCCACCGGCAGCGCGTCGGTGACGACTTACATGCAAGCCTTGAGCGCGTTCAGCCAGTCCGCCCAAGGGGCCGCCGACCGCGCCACCCTGGTCGGGGAGACGCTGCGTGCCGCGAACGGCGATGCCTTGTCCTACAGCGCCGCCATCTCCGGGTCGGTCCAGGCCAACCTCGCGTTGACCAACGCGATCTCCGACCAGGCCGCAGAAGCCGTTGCCGACGCAACCGGTCTGCGTGCCGCTGAGACAGCTCTCGGGCAGGCGCAGCGGCAGGCTTCGGCTGGTGTTGCGAACGCGATCGATCAGGTCGCCTCCTCGGAGCGGTCCCTGACTCAGGCGCAGGCCGCGGCCCGCAACGCCCAGCTTGCGCTCACCGCCGCCCGTAAGGCCGCCAAGGAGCAGCTGGAGGATCTGCGTAACCAGATCATCGACGGCCAGTTGTCGGAGCGTCAGGCGGTTCTGAGCCTTGCGCAGGCGAAGAAGAACCTCGCCGCGAACCCCAACGACCCGCAGGCCAAGTTGGATTACGACCAGGCCGTGCAGCAGTTGGCCGAGATCCGCTTGCAGAACCAGCGCCTCGCGGACGAAAAGAAACAGTCCGACAAGGATGGGATCGAGGGCTCAGCGCAAGTCGTCGCCGCGCAGCAGAACATTGCCCAGTCGATTCAGGCCGTCACCGATGCGCAGACCGCACTCGCGAAGTCCCAGCAGGGCGTCGTGGATGCCCAACTGCAAGGTGCGCAGGCCGTGGCCAGTGCACAAGCAGCGGTATCGGCCGCGGCGGACAAGCAGGCCAAAGACCTCAAGGCCTCCGAACTGGCCGCGATCGACGCCAAGACCGGCCTGATCGACCTGAGCAAGGAAGGCGCGGCACCGCTCATCGAGCAACTGCAAGGCATCCAGGACGGCGCGGTGAAGGCGGCTGCGGCCATCTATCAGCACGAACTGGCGACCGGTCATGACACGACCGCGCTGTCTGACGCCTACGACTTCTATGTGTCTCACACGCAGCGACAGCTCGAAGATCAGTTGACCAAACTGGGGCTGTCAGCACCAGCCGCCCACAAGGTGGCCGAGGAATACCTAGGCATCAAGAACGTCGGTGACATCGAGAACAAGATCTCATCGCCCGGAGCCGACCAGTTGAGCACCGTGCTGGATAAGCTCGGTCAGCTGCTGGCTAATCTCACCGGCCAAGTGTGGACCGTCCCGGTGCTACTCCAGTTCGACGACGACGCCGCCGGACTACAGAAAGCGCTACGAGACAACAAGGCCGCCGGTTTCGCCGCGTCGGTCAACCGAGCGATGGGCGGCTACGTCAGCGGCCCGGGGACAGGCACATCGGATTCGATCAATGCGCGGCTGTCCAACGGTGAGTTCGTCGTCAACGCCAACGCGACCAAGGTGTTCCTCCCCATGTTGTCGAAGATCAACCGCGCGGTACCCGCATTCGCGGGAGGCGGACTGGCCGACAACCGAGGGAAGGCTCAAGCCTGGTCCGCCGCGCTCGGATCTCAGTCACAAACACCTAATGTGACTGTCCAGCAGACGATCAATAACCCCTTGCCTGAACGTGCATCCCAGTCCGGACCTGCCGGTCTCCGCCGGGCCGCCTACGCCCTCGGGGCTTCGTAATGCCGTACTACGGACCGCTTCCGGACACGTTGCTGGTGGACGGGACAGACATTCAAGCCATCGACGGCGTCATCGTCAATGAGATGGAGCTGTTCGCGCCCGGTGTGCGGAGAGGCTCGAACGATGTCATCCCTGGTCGGAGGGGTCAGATCGGCGCCGAACTAGCCTATGACGCTTACGCCTTCTCGGTCATGGTTACGATCGAGGGACCAAGCCGCGTCGACATGATCGCTAATCTGCGCTCCGTCGCTGCGGCGTGTGCCGGCACGAACGGTCTGGTGACGCTGACCCGGCGACTGTCGAAGTCCGGCGGTGGCTATGACACGCATACAGCGGCTGGGCAGTTCGTGCAGGGTCTCGGTATCTCCCTCCTCAACCCGCAGACGGGTCAGACTGAGCTTCAGTTCGTGAATCTCGACGGCTGCTGGTTCGACGCCTCGGCCCCGACAGTGCCGATCGTGCCATGACCGACCCGGTGCTCGGAACTGAACGGCCGGCGGTCCATTTGTACGCCTCGGATGGCACGACCTTTATCTCCGATCTGACCACGGCCCGCAATATCCAGTGGCTTCACGAATTATCGAAGCCGGGCACAGCATCGTTCGAGATCCCACTCGCTGATGCTGGCGATATCGCCGACCGCTGCATAGTCAAGTTCTCATGGAAAGGCGCGATCCGGTTTGGTGTTCGGATCACGTCGGAGCAGTGTTCGCTCGCGGTCGACGGGACACGGTGGGTCAAGTTCGACAATCAGCCGGGATTGCTGTCGCTACTCAGCGACGCTGTGGTGTATCCCGAGAATGGTCTGAACCGGCGGTCCGCTCAAAGCCGCTCGTTCGGATACATGTCCAAGGATGGGGATTGGCGTGACCCGACGGAATGGGTGACGCCACAGACCGCCGCCTTCGGCGGTGGTACCCACGGACCCAACCCTAAAGCGCTACTTCCTTATGACCGGAATTGGTTCTGGATCGGCTACACCGACCCCGACACGTCGCAGCCGGTCGATACCGTGAACTTCTTCCGCAAGGCCTTCACCCTGACCGACGCGGCCGACCTTGTGTTGATCACATCGGCTGACAACTTCGGTGATGTCTATATCGACAACGAGCAAGTGGTCACTGCGGACCGGACCGGTGCGACGAGTTGGTTCAACGCCCAATTCATTCCGCTGCGACTCGATGCCGGTGATCACCTGATCGCCGCGAAATGCCAAAACACCTCCTACACGTGGACCCCTCCGGGTGCTCTGAACCCGATGGCTTTCATGGCGACCCTGATGTTTGTGGACGGCAATGGCCAGCCGATCCGCGACTCATTCGTCATCCATACCGACGACACGTGGGAAGTTTCCTCAGGTGTCCCCGAGCCCGGGTGGGGACGCGCCTGGGTGCTGCACACCCTGGTCACGGAGGCGCAGGCCCGCGGGGTTCTCGGGCCGTCGCTCTTAACGATGGACTTCGACGTCACACAAGACTCCGACAGCGTCACGTGGTCCGACCGGGGCGAGTTCACGTTCGACGTCGGCACTGTGAACCTCTCAGACATAGCGACCCAACTGGCCGAGTCTCTAGTGGACTTCGATGTGGCCGCCGACACGATGACGTTGCAGGCATGGAACCGGCGCGGCTCGGACCTGTCCGCGACAGTAGAGCTAAAGCTGGGCGACGATGACGGCACCCTGAAGTCCTACGACACCACGCGGACCACGGCCCGGTTCACTTCCGTGCTGACGCAACTCGCCGACGGGACGTGGATCGACACGCTGGACACCGCCGGGGTCTCGGCGACCGGGCTGATCGAGGTCGGCCTGAATATCGGGTCGACCTCATCCCTGGTCACTGCGGCGAATGTCGCGCGAGCACAACTCGCCGAATCCGCCGCGATCCTTGTCTCTTCGACCGCGAAACCGTCAGTCCTCGAAGGCGCCCTGCCGTATGTGGATTACAGCTTGGGCGACTCGATCACCGTCCCCGCCCACCGCAACGACGGCACCATGCGTGCCCGGGTCCTGTCGATCACGGTCGACGGGTCGGGCGACACGGTTCAGGCGTGGCCCGAGTTCGTTATGGACAACTCCTAAGGACGGCTGATGACTGACGTTCCCCGGCGCCTCCCGAGCACACCTGAAGAGCGCCTTAACGTGACTCTGGATCGGATGTCGCCGGGGTCGGACCTTGGCGCTACCCGGTTCGCTCGACCTGTCGCACCGTGGGCAGGGCCTCAAGCGCGGGCGGTGGCGGCTCCACAGCCTTCAGGGATAACCGTTGGGATCACCACGGATGGCGCGCACAGTTTGGCCCTGGCTTTCTCGTCCGGTGTCGACAACAGCACCGAAGCGGACGGGGTCGAATCGGTGGCACTCGGCTACGGCGCGTACTCCCCAGGCGACAAGGTCACCATCGTCGGCAGCGGATCATCCGGCGATGACAACACCGGCATCACTGCTGTCGGTTCGGGCGTGACAGTTCATGGCGAATGGTCAACCGGCGTCGGCTACCAGGCGGGCGTGTTCGGCGCCCGGTCGAATATGTACGGCAATGGTCGCGTCGAGGGTGATGACTCGACCGCTGTCGGGCAAGGCTCGCAGATCCAGACCTCGGGCGGCGATCCCGTCAACTACGCCTCCACGCTGGGCGCGTACACGACGGCCAAGGCCAACGGATCGGTTGCGATCGGCACGAATGCAGACGGGGACGGCGCATCTGCGACTGGGGAAAACGACTTCGTGCTCGGCACCGACCAGCACAAAGTCAGCGTGCCCGGCCTGTTCGCTGTCCACGGCGCCACGCCGGTCGCCCAGTCCGCCACGCCGACCACGCTGGCCGACGTCATCGCCATCCTGCAAGCGCACGGACTCTGCGCCTAATCAAGGGAGATTGGAGCCATGTTCGATGCCGTCTCGCTTCCCTCTTATGCGATATCTGCTGGCGGCCACGGCCATCGTCTCCGGTCTGGTATTCGTCCTCGGTGATCCTTCCAAGTGGCAGCGAACACCGTCCCTGCAACTGCTGAACCAAAGCCCGATCCCGATCGACTGCTGGGGTGTGCTGGCCGTGGTCTACGGCTGCTTCCTTCTCGCCGACCGCACCCGCACCGCCGGCTATGCCCTCGGCACCGTCCTGTACGCCACCGTGTCCATATCGCTGATCATCACCTTAGGCGGACCGGGACCTAAGAACATTTTCGCGGTCGAAGCGGCCGTGATCGCCACCATGTACCACGCCTTGGCGGTCAGGTTCAGCGCGCTCGACCGGTATCTGAGATGAGCAGCGAACACTGGACCGCTCTTGGAGTGCTAGCGGCGGTGATCTTCGGCGTCATCGGGTTGTGGCTCCAGGCCCGCACCGCCGGCCGTGAACAGGCAGCCCATCGGGCCAGAGAACTCGCCGACGCAAAAGCCGAAGGCAGACGCGAGATGGAGCGGCAAATGCTCTATGAACGCGACCAGAAAATAGCGGCCCAGAACGACCTGGCGCAGGCCCGCGCTGACGCTGCCGAAGCCAGAGCCCAAGCCAATGAGGCCGGCCGTGAATACCGCCAGCAGATCGCGGACCTTCAGCGGCAACTATGGGGAAGGTAATTCTGATGCCATTCGGACCGAGACCCGAGCATGGTTCTATCCGATCCCTCGATCGGTTCACTGTGCGGCTGCTCGTGCTGAGCATCGTTCTCCTGATGCTGGTCGGCAGCCTCGCCGAGGCGTACATCTCTGAACGTAGGTCCTCCCAGACTGCGGCGTCGATCGCTGCGCTATGCCCGTTCTGGCGTGACCTCGCGCAACTACCGCTGTCCGCTACCTCGACAAAACTCGCGTTCACGATCATCGCCGACACCCGGATCGCCTACGCCAAACAGAGCTGCGAGAAGACCACCGGGGCACTACCGGAGCCCGATCCGCGGGTAAAGCCGCTCCTCCCGGCCGGGGTGAAGTGATGCCCGAATACGCGCCCGGCGCTGTCTACAGCCTGTTCGCCCTGATCCAGAAGGGCATTCCATCCGCCGGACTGGCCGGCATCATGGGTGACCCCGCCACACATACCTACGGCTATCACCGGTCCCGGAACTGGAACCGGCTACACAGCTCGCAAGGTTTTAGCGACTACTCGATCCGGTTGTCCCGGGATCTCGGCGGCGACGGGGACGCATGCAGCGCCCTGGACATCTCGCTCAGCCCGGACCTGATGAAAGCGGTCACCAACCGGCTGTTGCACGCAGCGAAAGCGAAGGACCCGCGGCTGAGTGCGCTGCGAGAGTTCTGCGGCACCCTCGATGGACGCAACACCTACCCGTGGGACCTGCCGACGAACTCCTCCGAGGGCGTCAACACGTGGGACTCCTCCCACCTCAGCCACGTGCACCTGTCGCTGTACCGCGACGCTGCCACCAACGCCGCCGCCCTCGCCCCGATCGCCGCAGTCATCACGACTCCGATCGAGACCACGTCCGGTAGCGGTACCCCCATCACGCCCGAGGAGGACGACATGACCCCAGTACAGGCCCAGATGCTCGCCTACGTCTACAACGAGATCCGCAGCGCGGTCGCCGTCGGACAACGCGACTTCGCCTCGACGGTGAAGGCGTCCTTGGGCACCGCGCAGAGCAATTTCAACCAGATCAAGGTGACCCAGGCGCAAATCGCCGCGGTCCAGGACGCAATGAAAGCGGGCAAGTAATGGCCGAGCACAGCATCGATAACGTCATCGAGGATGTGGAGAAGACCGTCTCGAAGTTCGCCCGGGCGATCGCCTTGAAGCGGGCCGGCATCACCGCTGTCGTAGGTGCCTTGCTGCAACTGGGTGTCCTTTTCGACGTGATCACACCGGACGAGTCATCGCACGTGACCGGGCTCATTCAGATCGGCCTCGCGACCCTCACCATGATCGGCGCGGGCCTCTGGATTCACAAAGGCGCGACGCCGGCGGACATCGCACTGGACCCGAAGGATTCCGACGGAGTGCCGCTGATCCGCGTCGACGCCGCCGCTCAGATTGCTACCCAGGCGGCGGCCGCGGCCGTGGCGGCACCGCCACCGAGCCCGGTCGACTTGGCCAGCCTCGACGCTGAAGCCGCCCAACTGTTGGGCAATCACAACCCACCGGTCTAGCCGCTTCCGTTCTCCCTACCTGCCCGGAATACCGTGGCGGGTTTTTCATGCGCCCCAAAGGAGAAACCTGATGACCAGCAACGTCCGCACCTTCATCACGAAGCGAGCCCTGGTCGCTTCCGCTGCGGCTCTGGCCATCGTGGGCCTGGTCGGCTTCGGTGTCGCCGCAGGCCCATCGGGCAACGCTGTCACCTTGGCCGACATCCCGCAGGTCGCACCGTCTTGCGCCCCGCTAGCCGTCTCGACCCCAAGCCTGAGCGCGGACGGCAGCTCCTACGGGTTCGACGTTGCTGGTACCCATTGCGTCGTCCCGGCCCCGCCGACTCCGGCACCGAGCACCGTGGTCACGACCGTCACGCCGACCGCAACGCCCACCAGCACCGCGCCGACCTCGAGCGTCACGCCGACGCCCACCCCGACGCCTACCGTCGTTCCGGCAGGTTTCCCGAACGCGGGCACCACCGGTGTGCCGGCGGGCACGGTGCTCACGAAACGCGGCGGCTTCAAGGTCACCGCATCCAACTCGACCTACCAAAACCTGGAAATCGACGGCTGCGTGACCTTCGGCTCGGGCGTGGCCAACGTCGTTTTCCGCAACGTCCT